GCTATCCCTACCTTCTCGACCTTTGGTAAGGGTTGGACTCGTCGTGTCAAAGAAGGTCGTGATGCAGCCCTTGCTTTGATTTACGGATTGTAGGAGATGGTTATGAAAAAGCAGTTTGGTGCCGATAAGGCTGCGATGCCGCCAAAGTCTGGTATGCCTCCGATGGCAGCCACGCCTCCTGGCCCTAAGGTTCAGAAGAGTTCCGCCACAGGCCCCGCCCTGCCTGACTTCATGTCGCGGGCCAAGCGTCCAGGTGGCCTGAAGGCTGGCGGCAAGGTTCCCCCGAGCCAGTTCGAAGGTTCGGCCAAGGATATGGCTCAGGACAAGAAGCTGGCCAAGAAGCATGGCGAGAGCTTTGCTCAGTGGGAGAAGTCCCCCGCTGACCGCAAGCATGATGTCCAGCAGACCATGAAGGGTCTGAAGAAGGGCGGCATGACCAAGATGGCTAAGGGCGGTGGTGTTGAAAGCCACGGCAAGACCAAGGGGAAGATGGTGTAATGGCTCTGGACCCAAAGTACTTCGCGCCGACAGAAGCCGCAGACTATCGCGGCATGGGTTTGGGGCAAAAGCCAGTAGACATGAGTATGTCTGAATGGGCAAACATGCGGGCCGACGTTGCTAAGGCGGCTGAACGTAATGCAGCAGAGCTTGCTGCTCGCCAAAACGCTCCATCTCCTCATGGTCAAACCCCCAAACCTCCTCGCGTCAATCCTGCTGCGTCCTTGAATCAACCGGCCAGTGCTGCGGCCACTGCTGAAGGCGCCGCTGGGCGTAGCGTTTTGAGTCGAGCGGCTGGTACGGCTGGCAGGTTGGCTTCTGGCGTTAGCCGGATCGCTGGTCCAGCCGGTGCCATTTACTCGGTTAATGAGGGATTGGGTGAGCTTGGTAGGCAGGCTGACCGCACTCCTGAGCGTCAAGCCTTGAACCGCTCTAACATGGGTTCTCGCGGTCGGTTGAGCGGGTATTATCCAGAAGAAGCGGTTTCTCGTCGTTCTGCTCCGCAAGAATCTCCGTCTGAAGATCTTGCGGCTGTAGCCAATCAGCGCCGCGCAACATCCTCCAGGTCGGTTCCGGCTGCTCCCAACCCAGAGGATTACGCTCCTACGGCTGGCATCGTCCCAGGCCCACAGCGGCGTGAAGCCCCCGCTCGCCGTGCGCCACCTCGCCGTGCTGAGTCTACAGCAGACGAGCTGAATGAACGTGAGATTACTCGCTTGCTGAATGAACGCTCTCTTGAACGTGCCAGGGCGGGCGAAGAAGCCATGAAGAAGGGCGGTCTGGTTAAGATGGCCAAGGGCGGTCATGTAAAGGGCCTCAAGCCTAAGATGATGTCCAAGCCCAAGATGGCTGGAGGTGGTTCCGTTCGTGGTTGTGGCATTGCTCAGCGCGGCAAAACTCGGGGTAAGGTGGTATGAAGAGCAAGTACGCTGGTGGTGGCCGCGTTCCAAGCTACGAGGAAGACACAACTCCTCCTCGCGGCATGATGGGTCGTTCGCGTGGTGCGGCTGTCCCGAGCTATGAGGAGGACATCACACCTCCTCCTGGTATGCGCGGCACTCGTCGTCGTGAGGAGGCTCTGCCCACCCCTCCGATTCCGCCGCGTGATATTCCGCCCCGCCGCATGAAGGCTGGTGGCGCCGTCACTCGCGGTGATGGCTGCGCCGCTCATGGCAAGACCAAGGGGAAGATGGTCTGATGCCTAGCAAGTCGAAGCCACAGGCGCGTATGATGGCTGCGGCGGCACATAACCCAGCCTTCGCCAAGAAGGTTGGGGTGCCAGCTAAGGTAGCTAAGGACTTCAACAAAGCCGATGTGAAGACCGGCATTTTGAAGGGCAAGCGTAAGGTCAATCCTCTATCCAAGTTTGGACGCCCGTAATGACCACATCCGGCACTGCTGTCTGGAACATCGACATCCTCGACATTGTTGAGGATGCCTATGAGCGTGCCGGGTTGGAGGCTCGTACTGGCTACGATTATCGAACTGCTCGTCGTAGCCTGAACATGATCTCAGCTGAGTGGTCTAACCGTGGGCTTAACCTCTGGACCATTGAACCACAGACACAGGCACTGACTGCTGGTGTTTCGGATTACTCCCTCCCAGCAGACAATATTGATGTCATTGACGCTATCATCCGCCTTGATACTCAGGGATCCAATCTGGATTACCCGCTGTCTCGGATTGGTGTCAGCGACTACGCTTCGATCCCAAATAAGTTCACAACCGGTCGTCCGCTTCAGATCTATGTGAAGCGCACACTGAGCCAGACCATGACCCTATGGCCTGTGCCTGACCTGCCATATACCCTCATCTATTGGCGCCTCAGGCGCATGCAGGATGCCACTACAGGCACGGACACTATGGATGTACCTGTGCGCTTCGTACCGGCCCTGACGGCCGCCCTAGCCTTCTATATCGCTCAGAAGCGACCAGAGGCTCAGATGCGCCTCCAGTTCCTCCAGGCTGAGTATGAACGTCAGTTTGCCCTTGCGGCTGACGAGGACCGTGGGCGTGAACCTGCTCGCTTTGTCCCGTGGATTGGCTACCAGTAATGGCGGTAAAGTTTGCGCGCGGTAAACTATCATTTGGTTTTTGTGATAGATGTTACCAGAGATACCCTAGTGGTGATCTGACTTGGCAGGTCGTCAACACCAGACCGACTGGGTTGAAGGTCTGCACCGAGTGTAACGATGTGGATCATCCGCAGCTTCAGTTGGGTAAATTCCCAATCAACGATCCTGTGGCACTCCAGAATCCAAGACCCGACATCAACCCTGGGCGCAGTCTCTTTGGTTGGCTCCCTGTAGGCAATCCCGCAACCTACATGGTCGGTAATGTCGGGACCGTTTACATCGAAATCGAATAGGTGACACATGGCTAAGAGCATGAAGAAGGGTGGCCCGACCAGCGAAGACCGGGCTAAGTGCGGTAAGAACATGGCTAAGGTTTTGAACCAGACAGGCAAGCTGGCCAAGGGTGGCGCTGTGAGTGCCGTCAAGCCGAAGGAAAAGTAACTATGGACCCCATCAAGAAGGTTAAGACTCCGGTTGTTGGACTGGCTCAGAACCCAGCTGGCAAGGAGTTTCCCATGGCTGTCGGCGCCGCTTCGTCTGCGCGCGACAACAAGGTCAATGCCAACAAGGCGGTCAAGATCCGTGGCACAGGCGCGGCCACCAAGGGTGTGTTTGCCCGTGGGCCGATGGCCTAAAGGATTACGGCGATGAACTACACCGAGCTTAGTGCCCTGTTGCAGGACTACACGCAGAACTACTCGACAGAGTTTGTCGCCGCCATCCCAAGCATTGTGAACTTGGCTGAAGATCGGATCTATCAGTCCGTTCAGATCCCAGCTCTGAAGAAGAACTCCACATCGAGTTTCACCCCAGACTCTAAATACTTAGCAACACCAGATGACTTCTTGGCCGTGTATTCGGTTGCTGTCATGGGGGATGATTCCTATTACAACTACATGTTGGAAAAGGAAGTTGGGTACATCAATGAAGTATTCCCCAATCCTGCTACTCGCGGTCTTCCTCGGTATTATGCTCTTTTCAATGACAACACGTTTGTTGTTAGCCCAACCCCCGGAACCGGGTATGCTGTCGAGCTTCATTATTTCTATGAGCCAGAGAGTATTGTTACTGCTGGCACAAGTTGGCTAGGCAACAACACTGAGAGTGTCTTGTTCTATGGATGCTTGGTTGAAGCCTACACCTACATGAAGGGTGATGCCGATTTGGTTGCCTTGTATCGCACTCGCTATGATGAGGCTCTTGCTCGCCTGAAGGTGCTGGGTGAAGGTCAGGATAAGCGGGATCAGTTCCGCATTGATGCGCCAAGGATCATGCCGTCGTGATTATTCAGGCTTACTGTTCCAGCTTTAAACAGCAGCTTCTTGAAGGTGTACACGACTTTCGCGCGACTGGAGGCAACACCTTCAAGATTGCCCTGTACACTGAGTTTGCCAACCTTAACTCTACAACAACAGAATACTCCACGACTGGTGAAGTTGTCGGAGACGGCTACACTGCTGGCGGGCTTACACTCGCAAGCATTAGCCCGACGATCTACAACAGTTCTGGCATCTGTTCTTTTGCTGACGCGGTTTGGTCTGGTGTTAGCTTCTCTGCTCGGGGTGCTTTGATTTACAACACAACCCCCAACTCTTTGGTGTATGTAAATCCTTCCTGTGTTGTTCTTGACTTTGGTATTCTCAGGACTCCAGTTGGAAACACATTTACTTTGAAGTTTCCTCAAGCCACCGACATGAGCGCAATAATAAGGATTAACTGATATGGCTTTGAGTATTGCTGATCGAGTGAAAGAGACCACTACAACCACTGGAACTGGCAGTATTTCTTTGGCTGGAGCTGTTACTGGATACAGGGCGTTTTCTGGTGTTCTAAACACAGGAGACACTACTTATTATTGTGTTGCTGACCAAGGCGGGTCAAATTGGGAAGTGGGCCTTGGGACTTTTACTTCTCCAAGTACGTTGGCCCGTACTACGATTTTGTCTTCCAGCAACTCTAACTCTGTAGTCACGTTTGGTTCTGGCACCAAGGATGTTTTTATAACAGAGCCTTCGTCTCAGGTTATGCTGGCATACAACAACAATGGTCCGCGTGCTGGCCTTCGTAATCGTATTATCAACGGCAACATGGCGGTGGACCAGCGCAACAGTGGCGCGGCGCAAACCATCACCACGGCAAGCGCCTACACCGTAGATCGTTGGATTGTTGGGCCAACTGGTGCCAGCGTTACCGGACAGCGCGTAGCTGGTTCAGCTCCGAGTCAATATCGTTATCAAATCACTGGGGCAGCTAGCATTACCGGCATTGCTTTTTCCCAGCGGATCGAAGCCGCAAACAGTTTTGATTTATCCGGTAAGACCTGCACCATCAGCGTTGACATGGCCAACAGTTTGCTAACCGGCGCGTCTTGGGCGTTGTACTATCCCAATAGCACGGACAGTTTCGGTGGTGCGATCACGCTGATTTCTAGTGGTTCTTGGACGGTAAGTAGCAGCATTTCACGGTATAGCGCCCAGGTGGCAGTTCCATCCGCTGCCACGACCGGCTTGCTGTTGATTTTTTTTGCTGGTGTTCAAACCAGTGGTACGTGGACTATTGGCGACGTGCAGGTAGAGGAAGGCCCTCAGGCCACGCCGTTCGAGCGCCGACCGATAGGGTTGGAGTTGGCGTTGTGTCAGCGGTATTATTTTGCAGAAAGCACTTTTGCCATATCGACTGGGCAATACGGCACTTCTTCTTTTAAGCAGATTATGAGGGCCATCCCGACGGTTGTAATAACTCCGAGTTCGGGTCCTCTTTCTGGTCTGACTGTTGGATACGGTTCTTTGTACTGCCAAGCGAGTACAACTACCGGCATTACTTACACCGCCAGCGCGGAACTCTAATCATGTACAAAAACGCTCAATACTACAATGGCATGGACGGCACGGTGGCTGGCATTCGCGTTGAGATCAACGGGGTGCTGAGTTACGTGCCTATTTGCCCCGGTAACACTGATTACGATAACATCATGGCTCTGGTTGCCGCAGGACAACTTATTATTGAGCCTGCGTCATAATGCTTGGATTTTTTCCCCTTAGCTCCGCACCAGTATCTGGCCTAAGCGGAAGTGCGTACTACTCCACGGCTAGTGAAGCGTTCACAGTATCAGAAAGTTTGATTGTTTCTTTTGGCGCTCGCGTAAACACAACCGACAGCACGATTGTGTTGGACGGTGTTTTGTCTAAATTGACTGCTGTTGTAGTTGGTTCAGACACAATCTTAATCAACGGTCAAACAAGTTCTGTTTTGAGTGTTCCGCTATCTGCATACGAAAACATTGTTTTCTTTGATTCTGTTGTCAACTTTATAGGAATCAGAAGCTCTACTTCTGATTCTTTTGTGGTGTATGAAACAATAATTAATAATGCGTCTTTCTCGGTAAGTTTAATAGACTCTGCAACTTTGATTGATTTATCTTCTAGTATTGGTTCTTTTTCCAGGTTATTCAATGATACGGTCTCAGTAACTGAATTTGTTGCTGCGTTCAACGGCGTAAGTGTATCAGCTTTTGAAACAACAAACATAAGTGATTATGCAACACGATTGATAATGTTCAATGTTTTCTTTGAGGAAACATTGGCTTTGCTTGATGTTAGTTTTGTCTATGGTGCGTGGGATGTTATTCCAAGTGCATCAAGTACTTGGAATGCGATTTTGGGATCTTCTGAAGTTTGGACTGCAATTGCAGAACCTTATGAAGCGTGGGTTGCAGTTTCAGAACCTTCTGGAGCTTGGATTGATATATCTGATACAATGGCAGTATGGTCCCCAACAGGACTTACCTAGAGGATTTAATACCCCATGAACGAGCCTGTATTCGCCAGAGACTCTGTGGTCGCAGGGTTGAGCGCCAAGAGCGTCGTTGAGGATCATTTCGACCCTCATGGGCGTTACAAAATCATTTGCCGTGATAGCAATGGCATCATCAAGTGGGAAGATGAGTTTCCCAATGTTGTCACTGACACCGGCAAGCAGGGCCTGTTCAACATCTACTTCCGTGGCACCGCTGCTATTGGCAGCACATGGTACTTGGGCCTGAAGAACACAGGCACGCCAGCCTCCACTGACACTATGGCGTCTCACGGGACGTGGACCGAGAACACATCCTATTCCAACAGCACCCGCCCTACATGGACTTCTGCTGCTGCTAGTGGCTCTGGCACCGTGACGATCACGAACTCTGCTAGCGCGGCTGTGTTCAACATCAACGGCACTACGACCATCTATGGGTGCTTCCTGACCTCTGACAGCACAAAGAGCGGGACATCTGGTACGTTGTTCTCTGCTGCTGACTTTGCTACCTCTCGCAGCGTCCTGAGTGGTGACACGTTGACTGTCACGTACTCCATCTCCTGCTAAGGACATCCAATGCCTAGTACCTATTCTACGTCCCTTGGTCTGGAACTCATGGCTACCGGCGAACAGGCTGGAGCTTGGGGCACCAAGACGAATACAAACCTAGGCACGCTGCTGGAGCAGGCTATCACTGGCGTTACCAACGTCACAATGATTGATGCTAACTACACACTTAGCACGACCGTTGGGGCTTCTAACGAGGCTCGTAATGCCGTGGTTCGTATGGTCGGGACACTGACGGCCACTCGGAATGTCATCGTGCCGCTGGTCAATAAGCTGTACGTGGTGAAGAACGGTACAGTCGGCGGGTTTGATATTATTGTCAAAACATCCACCGGCACTGGCGTGGACGTACCAAATGGCTACACGGCCACACTGTACTGTGATGGCACCAACGTCACCGCTTACGGTCCTTTGTTCAACTCCACCAATGGCGACATTATTGTTGGAGATATTGCCTACTCTTTCAATGCTTACATTGGTGGCGACCTGACCATCGTGGGGAACACAAGCTCTGCGGGTGATGTGTCTGTTAGCAAATCCAACCCAACACTCACGCTCAGTAAGACCGCATCTGGTCAGTACAACTACATCAGCGGCTCGACTTCAGGCAGCCTTCGTTGGCAGATGAACCTCGGCAACTCTGAATCCGAGTCTGGAGCCAACGCTGGCAGCAACTTCTCGATCAGGCGGTTTGACGATTCAGGCACGTTGATTGGCTCTGCCGTAACTGTGAACAGGGCAACTGGTGCTGCGGCGTTTAGTGGTGATGTCAGTGTGACTGGCAGCCTTGGTGTTACAGGCTCTTTGATTGCAAGCTCTGGCGGCCTTGCCCCCACCGGTAGCATGATGGCCTTCGCTGGGTCTTCAGCGCCAACTGGATGGCTGCTCTGTGCTGGTCAGCAGGTAAGCACCACGACGTACGCAGCTTTGTACGCCATCATCGGCACCACATACGGCAGCGGTTCCGGGACGTTCGGCATCCCAGACCTTCGTGGCCGCGTCCCTGCTGGCAAGGATGATATGGGAGGCAGTGCGGCAAGCCGCATTACCTCTGCATCCAGCATTAGTGGTGCGACCCTCGGTGCCGTTGGCGGTAATCAGCTCCTGCAATCGCACGGTCACTCCGTTACTATCACTGATCCCGGCCATACGCACGCGCCTCAAGCGGGCGATACCTTTTGGGGCAACAACGGCTATTCTAGTGCTGGACAACCAACGGGCGGTGGATTTTCTACTGTTGGTGGAAGAACTGCATCTTCTGTTACTGGCATTTCCGCTACGGCCAGCAATAGTGGCTCTGGTGGATCTCAGAACATGCCCCCAGTGATAATCGCCAACTACATCATCAAGGCGTAATCCATGCCATTGCAGAAGATCGTCCTAAAGCCGGGCGTCCAGAAGGACGGGTCACGTTACGGATCTTCTGGCACATGGTCTGACGTAGACAAGGTGCGCTTCCGGCAAGGCTCACCTGAGAAGATCGGCGGTTGGCAGAAGGGGTCTAACAATCCTTTTGTCGGCACTTGCCGTTCCATGATGCCGTGGTCTGACTTGGCTGGGAATGTACTACTCGGGGTTGGAACCAACCTGAAGTATTATATCCTTAATGGTGGTGCTTTATATGACATCACGCCCATCCGCTCGACCGTAACCATCAGTAATCCATTCACCACAACTAATGGATCAGCAACAGTCACTGTGGCAGCTACCAGTCATGGTGCATATCCTGATGACTTTGTAACATTCTCTGGAGCGACTGCCGTTGGCGGGCTGACATTGAATGGCGAGTATCAGATTGTCACTGTCCCGTCTGGCAACACCTTCACCATCACTGCGGCGTCTGTTGCCACTAGCGGCGCTACTGGTGGCGGCAGTGTCACTATGGCATTCCAGATTAACATTGGCCTTGATACCACCGTGTACGGCAATGGCTGGGGCGCTGGGACTTGGGGTGGGGTATCCTATAGCGGCGCCGCGAGCACTGGGTGGGGTTCTGCTGCGTCCGTGACTGCTGCTGGGTCGCAGCTTCGTCTTTGGTCTAATGACAACTACGGCCAGGATCTAGTCATCAATGTATATGATGGTGCCATATACTACTGGTCGAACGCTTCTGGCGTCACCACTCGCGCAGTACTCATGTCGTCTGTTGTTGGTGCGGCTGATGTGCCGGCCGTATCTCGGCAAATCATCACATCCAATCAGGACCAGAAGGTTATAGCTTTTGGCTGCACTGATTATGTGTCTGGAGTTCAGGACCGCCTTTTGATCCGGTGGTCTGATACAGCTGATCCTTTTGTCTGGACCCCGCTAGAGACTAACTCTGCTGGTGGCATTCGTATCCCAACTGGCGTTGAGTTCATGTCTGCTTTGGAAACAAAGCAGGAGATCCTCGTTTGGTCTGACACCGCGCTGCATAGCTTGAAGTACATCGGTGCTCCCTATGAATACGGCATTGACCGCATTGGTCTGACAACGCTTGCTGGCACTAATGCCATAGCAGCCGCCAATGACTTTGTTTACTGGATGGGGGCCAATGGATTCTTCTCCTACAATGGCCGCATCAGTCCTCTCCCGTGCCCGATCAAGGACTACATATTCAACAACATCAACTTCAGCCAAGCTGAGAAGATCTACGGCGGCTCAAACATGAGCTACAATGAAGTGTGGTGGTTCTATCCTTCTGCAAACTCGGAAGAGAACGATAGATTTGCTGCATACAACTACGCTGAGAGCGTTTGGTTCTATGGCACCATAGTCCGCACTTGTTGGATTGATCGTAGCCTTGAGGACTATCCACGCGCGACAAGCACGGATGGGTACATCTACTTCCATGAGTATGGTCAGGATGATGGGTCAACCAACCCACCGTCTGCTATCTCAGCGTACATTGAGAGTGGTCCAGTTGAGATCGGCCAGGGTGATAGCTTTGGTTTTGTGTGGCGTATGATCCCTGACGTATCCTTCAGGAACAGCAGTGCTGTTGCGCCAAAGGTCTATATGACATTGTTGGCACAAGAGTTCCCTGGCGCTGACTTCAATCAAGAGAAAGCCAATGGAGTTACTTTGTCGTCTACGGTGCCCATCGACCAATTCACGGAGCAGGTATATCCTCGACTGCGTGGCCGTGCCTTGACATACCGGATCAGTAGTGAAGATGTCGGGGTGGCTTGGCGCATGGGTGTGCCACGTATTGATGTAAAGCCAGATGGTAGGCGCTAATGACTTTAGCTAACAGGACGGCACCATCACGGTTTGGCAGGCTCGGAGTTCCTCCTGACGAATACGCTCAGGTATGGGCCTCTGATCTTGTTAGGACGCTGGATAATAACTTCAGCAACATTCAAAACAATGTCAACAACATTGCGGCAACAGACGCGCTTGGTGTTGTTCAGGTTGGTGAAGGTCTTGATGTAACCAAGTTTGGCGTGCTGTCTGTGTCCCCATCATTCGGGGCACTCGGATATTACGGGTCGTTCTATGACACGACCATTCAAACAATATCCAGCACAACTACTGAGTATCCAGTCAACATAAACACAACAGCTGAAAGTAATGGCGTTAGTATTGTTGGTGGAAACAAGATAACAGTTGCAAATGCTGGAACATATAACCTCCAGTTCTCGTTGCAGATGGCTAATGCTGACTCACAACTACAGGATGGGTCAGTATGGTTAAAGTTAAATGGAACAAATATACCGAACAGTGCTGGTTTGGTTAATGTTGTCGATAGACACGGATCTATTGATGGGCACACTATTGTTGGTTGGAACTATGTGTTGACTCTAGCTGCTGGTGATTACTTGCAGCTTTATTGGCACGCTACAAACATTCTTGTTAGTTTGACTACAGTTCCAGCATCATTCCCTCCAGCAGTCCCAGTGTCTCCTAGTGTTATTGTTAGCATTCAGCAAATAACTAAGGTTCAAACAAGCACCCTTGGTTTTTCCACTGTACCTGGAAACTATGCTAATGATGCTGCTGCGGCAGCAGGCGGCGTTGCTATCGGTGGTGTGTATAGGAATGGGTCTGTGCTTCAGGTCCGTGTGACGTAAGGGTTAGAAACATGAGCATTGAAGCGCGTCATCTTGCTGGTTACGGTCGTTACGGCGACAACAACCTTGTCCATGTAAGCGACCGTGAGCTTCGTGGTTTGGAAACCCTGACCGGCCGCAAGTTTACTAAGAACCCACACACTGGGCTGCCGGAAGCATTTGGCTTTGAAAACTTCATTCCAATGATTGCCGGCGCTGTCGCGTCCATCGCAACTGGAGGGGCGGCTCTTCCTGCTGCTCTTGCTGCGGGTGCTGCTGGCGCGGGCGTTAGCGCAGCCAAGGGCAATGATATTGGCACCTCTCTGACTAGCGGCCTCATCTCTGGTATTGGCAGCTATGCTGGTGCCGGGCTGATGTCTGGCGCTGGTGAGGCTGCTAATACCGCCGCTTCTGGCATTGCTGACACTGCGGCTAACGCTGCCACCACTGGGGCCGCTGACGCCCTTCCGGCGCTTTCTGGCTATAGTGCTGCGCCGCTTGCTTCGACGGGGGCAGAATCAACATTCAATCTTGGTAACTCTGTGTCCAATGCAACATCTGCTCAGGGTGCGGCATTTCCTAACGCGCCAATCCCCATAGCTGGCGCAATGAATACAAATCCACTCGACACTTTAAACTTCACAAACTACCAAGGCATGGGTGTTGAAGCGCCATCTAATGCGTATGGACTTCTGACAAGCAACCCAGCAGCTACGCCTGAGCCAGCGTCCTTTTCCGACACAATGACCAATCGTTTTACTGATGCTGGGCGCACAGCGACCAATATTGCAAATAACCCAGGTGCTGCGTTGTCTAAGATTGGCAGCAATCTCGCTACAGAGTCTGGTTTGAAGCAGGCAGCTATGTTGGGTGGTAGCATGTACGCTCAATCTCAGCTTCCTGATGGTCCGCCTAACAAGCCTGCCGCTGCTCGTCCATGGAACTATTCGCCCAGCCTCGGCAAGATCACCCCTAATCCAGCCAATATGCCTGGGCCTGGGTATCAGCCGGGCATCAGCCCCGAATGGCGCTACTTCTCTGAAGGTGGCCCCGTTCATATGGCTGACGGTGGTTGGGCGTCTTTGTTTAAGGATGAATATTCTCCAGCTGCGGTTGAAGCCCCTAGGGCGGCGACACCTGCGATGACGCCACCTCCAGCTGGCTATCGCCCTGGAATTGATCCTCAGTGGAACTACTTTGGTGGCAGCCAGCAGAATGCCAATCCAGCCCCGGCGGCGACTCCAGCAGCAACGGCTGAAGGTATGGTTCGTCAATACGTCCCCGCGCCAGCTGACTACAAGCCTGGGGTTGATCCGCAATGGAACTACTTCTCTTACACTCAAGATCCAAACGCGCAAAGCTCCACACCAAGCAGCACTGGTCCGATTGCGGGATATGACGAGAGCGGCGG